CGGGCTTTTTTATTGCCCGTGATAAACAGTTAAATACGGCGGGCCCTGCCCCGCGCACCAGTTCCCAAACCTACGGGCCGCCATCCCGTGGCCGATGGCGTCGGGCCGTGGGCCGTTGGCCGTGATCCCTGCACCCCAGCCCGTGGAAGTTAAACCCCAGCCCGTGGAAGTTAAACCGATGACTTCCAAGCGTGGCCGGTTGCCCATGATCCGCCGCCGGTCGCCTTCGATCCGCTGGCCGCTGGCCGCTGGCCGTTATCCACTCTCCGAAAACATCGGGCAGGGTCCCCCGCCTATCGGGTCAAGCTGCGCAGACCAGCAGCCAACGAGCGCGATCCGCCGCGCATGGCCCCGCGCTTACGAGACGGAGGCTAGGGCCATGTTTCTCGCGAATAATTACTATAAAATTTAAAATAAGATTAACTGTCTTATATTTGTGCTTAAAATCGCATATAATGCGTGATATGTTCCACGTGGAACATCGCAAATTGTTTCACGTGAAACATTGAAAACTGCGTATGAAAAATTAGCTAGGGACCCCTATGAGTACAGCGCAAAACACGTTGCTAGAAGACAAAAAACTGAAGCTTGAGCTACGGCTCGCGCAGCTTGAAAAGAACGAGCAGTGCCGTGATGATTTTTTAACTTTCGTAAAAACCGTTTGGCCGGACTTTATTGCTGGCCGTCACCATAGAATCATTGCTGAGAAGCTAGATCGTGTTGCTCGTGGGGAGTTAAAGCGCCTAATCATCAACATGGCACCGCGGCACACGAAGTCTGAGTTCGCATCCTTTTTGTTCCCGGCGTGGATGATGGGCCGTAATCCGAAAATGAAGATCATTCAGGCGACGCACACAACAGAATTAGCGGTTAACTTTGGTCGTAAGACAAAAAACATGATTGAGAGTGACGATTTCAAGGATATTTTCCCTGAAGTTAAGCTTGCTGCGGACAGTAAGGCCTCTGGTCGGTGGGACACGAACAAAGGTGGTATGTACTATGCGGTAGGTGTTGGATCGAACTTGGCGGGTCGTGGTGGTGATTTGGTGATTATTGATGATCCGCACTCGGAGCAGACGGCGATGAGCAACACTGGCTTTGATGATGCGTGGGATTGGTACACAGGTGGTCCTAGACAGCGTTTACAACCGGGCGGGTCAATAGTTATTGTTCAGACTAGATGGTCTGAGAAGGACATGACGGGCCAATTATTACGTGCGATGGCAAAAGACCCGTTGGCGGACCAATGGGAAGTTGTGGAGTTACCGGCAATTTTTGAAGATGGGACTCCGTGCTGGCCTGAGTATTGGAGTTTGGAGGATTTGACCGCGGTAAAAGCGTCGATTCCTCCGTCTAAGTGGAATGCGCAGTACCAGCAAAATCCTACGGGTGAAGAAAATGCGATCATTCGACGTGAGTGGTGGCGTGTTTGGGAGCCTGAAAAGATTCCACAATTAGAATATGTGATACAAAGTTACGATACGGCTTTTAGTAAAAAGGAAACGGCGGATTATTCTGCGATTACTACGTGGGGTGTATTTTATCCCAATGAGGGTGGTTCGGGTCCCAACTTAATTTTGTTAGATAGTAAAAAGGGACGTTGGGATTTTCCTGAGTTGAAACAAGTTGCGCTTGACAACTATAAATTTTGGGAACCTGATACAGTTATTGTTGAAGCCAAAGCTAGTGGTATGCCTTTGACACACGAGTTAAGAAATATGGGTATACCAGTTGTTAACTTTACACCGAGCCGCGGTAACGATAAGGTGAGTAGAGTACATAGTGTATCGCCATTGTTTGAAGCAGGGATGGTTTGGGCCCCCGACGAGACTTTTTCGGACGAGTTAATCGAAGAAGTAGCTGCTTTTCCTAATGGTGAGCATGATGATTTGGTAGATAGTATGACACAGGCGCTTATGCGCTATAGACAAGGAAACTTTGTACAACTGCCAACAGATGACTGGGAAGATGACGAAAACCATGCTAAAGTGAAAGCGTATTATTAACTTTTTTTATGGAAGGCCTGCAAATGAATAGTGCCGCGGTAAATCTTGGAGCGGGCGGATTTGTCTCCTACTTTGAGGACGGCGGAGCTTCGGTCGTTTTAGGCGGTGAGCAGTTGCCACCACCTGTACAAGAAGAAGAATTTGACGAACGCGGCGTAGGAACCTTCTTTGCAGAACAATATACACCTTTCATGGACCCTCCGGAGGGCGCACGGTTTGATGCGGACAGACAATCTGAAATAAGAGCGTCTGGTAATCCGGGTTCCGAGGCCCGCGAAACATACTACCCGGAAGGTAATACTTTTTACGAAACCCTACAACAAGACTACGACTATCCGTTAGTTCAAGACCCTATAGAGGGTCCAAATCGTCATGGTCGGCCAGCCGGTCGCCAAGATTTACCCACCCCTCAAGAACTAGCGGACACTCGTGGGCACATGTTGGGTAGTGCTTTGATGGCCTCGGACTACGGCCCAAAGACCGCAATGACGGTAGGAAACCTTGGAGAAGATATTGGTTTCTCAAATCGCCTACATCGTGCTATGGATAAGCGGAACAATGCGGTAGGTATTTCAATTTTTAAAGCGGCTGGTATAGATGCGACACCTGCTCAGTTGGCAAAGATGGTGGACGCAAAGATATTTAAACAGCTAGATGTAATTATGGGACGTACTGCGAATGATCGTAGTTTTAAGAGTCCCGAGAAGGGCCCCGATCTCTATATACCCAGAGATCAGTACGGTTACTTCATATCGGAATATTAGGAGTAGCAATGGCAAATGGTAAACCAAACGCAGGATTGATGGACGTACCCTCACAGTTAGACCCGGACGATTTAGCGGCTGAAGTAGAGATTGAGTTGCCGGATAGTGCTAACGTGGTGATGGCAGACATTGAAGCTGAAGATGTTGGCTCCATTGAGATAAGCCCCGAAGATGATGGCGGTGTCATCATTGATTTTGATCCACAGGACCAGCGTGGTGTCAGTGAAGATTTTTATGCTAACTTGGCAGAAGAGATGCCGGACAGAGAGTTGGCACGTATTTCCAGTGATTTGTTAGGTGAGTTTGATGCTAACAAAGCAAGTCGCCAAGAGTGGGAAGATGCTTATACTAACGGTTTAGAGCTTTTAGGATTTACTTACGATGAGCGCACTCAGCCTTTTCGTGGAGCCTCCGCAGTAACACATCCACTGCTTGCTGAAGCTGCCACACAGTTTCAAGCGCAAGCTTTTAACGAGCTTTTACCTGCTTCGGGTCCCGTCCGTACTGTAGTAATGGGCAAAGATTCGACTTCTAAGAACCAGCAAGCCAAGCGTGTACGTCAGTTCATGAACTACTACATCACGAGTGTGATGGAAGAATACACACCTGATATGGATCAGATGTTGTTTTATCTCCCGTTAGCCGGTTCTACGTTTAAAAAGACTTATTTTGATGAAACGCTAGGTCGTGCGGTATCTAAGTTTGTCCCTGCGGAGAACTTGGTTGTCCCGTATGAGACCTCGGACCTCGAAACATGCCCTAACATCACGCAAGTGGTGCGTATGTCACTTAATGATCTGCGTAAGCGCCAGATTGGTGGCACGTATTTAGACGTTGAAGTTATCCCGGCACAGAAAGAAATGTCTAATTTAGACGGTGAAATGGACCGTATTGAAGGTCTGGAACCTAATCAGATAGATTATGATTGCACCATTTTAGAATGCCACGTTGATTTAGACTTGGAAGGTTATGAAGAGCTAGATACTGACGGAGAACCTACAGGAATTAAGGTTCCTTACGTTGTCACGTTGTCCGAGGACAATGGTCAGGTGTTGTCGATTCGTCGTAACTACCTTGAAGAAGATGAGCTAAAAAGAAAAATACAATACTTCACCCACTTTAAGTTTTTACCGGGATTCGGTTTTTACGGGTTAGGTTTAATACACACTATTGGTGGTTTGTCACGAACTGCCACAGCGGCTTTGCGACAGTTAATCGACGCCGGTACGTTGTCCAACCTCCCAGCAGGCTTCAAGGCCCGCGGACTACGGATCAGGGATGACGATGATCCATTGCAACCCGGTGAGTTCCGAGATGTGGACGCACCCGGAGGGGCTATACGTGACAGCCTTATGCCGTTGCCATTTAAGGGTCCTGACCAGACGTTATTCCAGTTGTTGGGCTTTGTTGTAGAAGCCGGTCAGCGTTTTGCGACGATCACGGACCTTAAAGTAGGTGATGGTAATCAGCAGGCTGCTGTTGGTACAACCATTGCTATGATGGAGCAGGGTACTCGTGTAATGAGTGCTGTGCATAAGCGTTTGCATTACGCAATGAGGCAGGAGTTTAAAATTCTTGCGCGTGTAATGTCAGAAAGTTTGCCACAACAGTATCCGTATACGGTGCCGGGTGGCGATGAAACTATCATGCGAGAGGACTTTGATGACCGTGTAGACGTAGTTCCGGTCAGCAATCCTAATGTATTTAGCCAAGCGCAACGTATTATTATGGCGCAGACTAAACTACAACTGGCGTCACAAGCGCCGGAGCTTCACAATTTAAACGAAGTGTATCGGGACATGTACGAAGCACTGGGTGTAACTGACGTTGACCGTATTATGAAAGCGGTTCCGACAGATGAGCCTGTACCTATTGATCCGGCACAAGAAAACATTAATGCTTTAGACATGTTAGAGCTACATGCTTTTGAAGGACAAAACCATCAGGCGCACATTACGGCGCACTTGGTGTTTGGCGCGTCACCCATGGTTGGTAATATGCCTCCTGTTGCTATTAGCTTGCAGAAGCATGTTATGGAACACGTACAGATTGCTGCAAAAGAACAAGCGGCTGTTGCCTATTTACAACAGGTTCAACAAAAAGGTGGCCAACCTGCAACAGATGACGAAATGTTAGAAGTTGAGAAGATGACTGCTCAGTTTGTAGCAGAAGGCTTGCAGCAGGTTAAACAACTATCTGGCGAACTGTCAGGTGCCGGGGCCCCTGATCCGTTGGTTCAGCTTAAAGAACAAGAACTACAGATTAAGGCACAAGGCGATCAGGCCGATCAAGCGATTGACCAAGCCAAGGTTGAACTGGATGCACAGAATCAGCAGATGCGTGGTTCGCAGTTTGACAGGCGTCTGGCTTCACAAGAAGCACAAACACAAGCACGTATCCAGTCTGCGATGGAGCGTGAAATATTGAAACAAAGAGGAGATAACCAATGAAGGGTAAAGTAAAAGTAAACGGTTCAGCACCGAAAAACCCACCAAAGCCGGTGGAGTATGCACAGATTGATAAACAGGGTCGTATCCCCTACGGCAAGACTGCAAATGTCTCTGTACCAAAATCTGTTGTAGATTATAATGGCGCATCGCCTACCAAAAGAGAAACCGCTCGTGGCATGGGTGCCGCGAAACGTGGTGGTAGTTACATAGGTTGTTAAGATGCCGTTAAAGAAAGGTAGTAGCGACAAGACGAAAAGCCAGAACATCAAGAAGTTGATGGACGAAGGCTATGAACAAAATCAAGCAGTTGCTATTGCTTTGTCTGAGGCGGGGGAAACGCCTGCCAAGCGTATGGCACGTGGCGGAATGGTAA